AAAAACGAGATTTTTGCATGATTTTTTAGGGCAAAATGAGGTGATGTTATGACTAGAGGTAGAAAACCTAATAAGAGACAACTATTGTCTCTTAATCCAAACCCAAGGCCATCAACTGTGAACCCATCACCTGTTGAATGGGATGTGAACGATCCAAGAATGCCAGACTGGTTGGATGTAATCGGTCAGAAAAAATGGCACGATCTTCTGACAGGTTTAAAGCCCATGGCTATTCTATCATCCGTGGATGCTGATGCGATTGCTGTTTATTGTGCGATGTATTCGCAGGTGGTCAGGTGCCAGCAACAGATAAATAATTCTGGTGGATTCATTCAGGAGGAAGGCAGGCCAAAGAAATCAGATCCGGCAGTTGATCAGCTAACCAGTTTATCAGCTAGACTTTCCACCCTTGGAAAATCACTTGGGTTATCACCTATGGCCAGATCAAAGATGGTTTCTGATCCTGTGGTTAGCCAGGGCAATTGGATCAAGGATCTTTGTGGTGTGGATATTGGTGCCAATGGCGATTAAAAAACCCAAGAAAAAACCTGCAGACCCGCTAATTATTCCATTCATTGAAAGGGCACTCAAACACCATAAAGGTGAATGGTCAGGGAAGAGGTTCACACTTCAAGAATGGCAGAAGGAAATACTGCGTGAAGTTTTTGGGAAAGTTGATAAGCATGGAAACAGGATTATCAGGCAAGTCTACTTGGAAGTTCCGAGAAAAGCTGGCAAGACAACCCTAGCATCTGCCATAGCATTGTGGCTTTTAATAGAAGGTGAACCAGGTGCAGAGATCTATTCCGCAGCAGCTTCCAGAGAACAAGCGCACATCTGTTTTGATTCAGCTAAGAACATGGTTGAAGCTTGCCCACCACTAGCTGCTAAACTGCAACCATTTAAAAATACCATCATCTACCCTGACACAAAATCATTCTATAAATCCATCAGTGCAGATGCTCATACTGCCCATGGTGGAAACCCTCATGGAATTGTGATTGATGAATTACATACGCAGAAATCGCGCGAACTTTATGACACCCTGATGACTGGAACACTAGCTAGAAGGCAACCATTGTGTGTGATGATTACCACTGCTGGCAGTGATCGAACTAGTTTCTGCCATGACATGCACAGTCAGGCTATGAAATGGTTGGATGGAACTATCCAGGACAAAACATTCTATGCAAAAATCTTTGCTGCTGATTTGGATGATGACTGGACCAGTGAAGCAACTTGGCGCAAAGCAAACCCTGGTTTTGGTGTCACCGTTAAGGAAGCTTACTTTCACCAAAAGGTTCAGGAGTGCAAAGATAATCCAGCACTGGAAGCAGCTTTCCGCAGGGATCATTTAAATCAATGGATTGAAACGGATGTTAGATGGATCAGTCCACTTAAGTGGGATGAGTGCCAAATCCCAACTCCAGATCTTACTGGGCGTGAATGCTGGGCGGGTCTTGATCTCAGTGCAACCATGGACATGACTGCCCTTACACTTTTTTTCCCAAGTGAAAATGAAGATGAACCACACTATGTCTTGCCCTTCTACTGGGCACCTGAAGAAGCCGATAAACTCAGGGAGCGACTAAACCGATTTCGAATTAAGCCATGGGTTAAGACTAAAAAAATAACAGCTACTCCTGGTAATCGGGTGGACTATAGACAGATCAAAAGGGATATCATGGCACTGGGCGAAATCTACAAGATTCAAGAGATTGCATACGACCCTTGGCACTCTGATCAGATCGTTCATGAACTGTCAGATGATTTTAGCATGGTCAAGTTTGGCCAGACTCCTGCCAACCTATCACCACCCACCAAAAAGCTTGAGGAATGGATACTAGCCAAGCAGATTTCGCACGATGGAAACCCTGTTTTGAGATGGAACCTTGGCAACATCAGTGTGAGTCTAGACGACAACAATAACTACAAATTGTCCAAAAAGAAGAGCCGTGATAAGATCGATGGGATTATAGCTTTAGTCATGGGGCTAGGCAGGTGGATGGTTACGGCAGGAGCTGAAACACACACTGAAACCACAGGAGCAGGGATTGAATTCCTGTAAATCATGCCATTTAAATCCCTAAGATCCCTATTTGCAAACACTGTAAACAAACTCGCTGGATATAGTTTGATCAGTGATTCAGGATCATGGACCTACACAGGCATAAGCACCACTGGCCAAAATGTAAATCAAGCATCAGCGATGACTTATTCAGCAGTGTGGGCAGCAGTTCGGGCTATCTCTGAAGCTGTAGCCAGTCTGCCATTGCAAGTGTTTAGAAGGGGTCATGATGGTTCAAGGTCCAAGGCAAATGATCATCCACTTTATCGAATCCTTCATGACCAGCCAAACCCAGAAATGAGTGCCTTAACTTTTCGTGAAACCCTCATGGGTCATGCGCTCGTTTGGGGTAATGGATACGCAGAAATAGTCAGGGATAAAAACACTGGCAGGGTTCAACAACTCTGGCCAATGGATCCATCATTGGTGGAACCTGTGAGAGATGAGAACGGCGAACTGTATTACAAATACGGATCAGTAATCTTTCTGACCACTGAGATTTTACACATCAAAGGCCTGTCTTTTGATGGGGTCAAAGGCTATTCAGTAATTGCCCAAGCTAAAAATTCAATCGGTCTTGGTATGGCTGTAGAAGAGTTTGGTTCAACTTTTTTCGGTCAGGGTGGCAAACCTGCTGGGGTCATTTCGGTACCAGGCAAACTGAATTCAGAAGCTATCCAGAACATGCGTAAATCATGGGAAGATATGCATGCCACTGTTAAGAATGCACATCGAGTAGCCATACTTCAGAATGGTGTAACCTACCAAACGATAGGCACCCCACCCGATGATGCCCAGTGGATAGCCTCAAGGTCTTTTCAACTTCAAGAAGTGGCACGATGGTTTAAGATTCCAGCATCCAAGATTGGTGCAGGTGCAGGAACTTACAGCAGTCTGGAGCAAGATAACTTGGCATTCCTTCAGGAAACTTTGCGCCCATGGTTGATTAGGTGGGAGCAGGAAATCAACTTCAAGTTGATTAGTAGCCTTGACCAGCTTTATGCAGAACATAATCAAGATGCACTTCTTAGGGGTGACACTGCAGGTAGATCAGCATTTTATGCCAGTGCATTAAGCTGGGGTTGGTTATCTAGAAATGATGTGAGAGCATTGGAGAACCTACCACCCTTTGAAGGTGGTGATGCCTACATGGTACCAAAGAATATGGATCCTGCCTTTGGACCAGGACAAACACCAGCAGCAGTAGACCAGGCAAAAACTTTAGGCCAGATGCCAACTCCACCCACACCCGATCCAACCCCAGCACCAGCACCCCAACAGAATACCTTTGGCTTTGCTAAGCTTTTGGAAGCTGCAAGGAAACAGATCAGAAAGATTGAAGCCAATCATCTTGGCCGGATTTCTAATAAGCCTGGGGAATTTATCCCAGCCTTGGAAAAGTTCCTTGAAGCACATCAAGAGCGGGTCCAGATCATCTTGGAACCTGTCCTTGAATTCATTCAGCCGGAATCGGGTGGTGGTGTCCGAGCTGCTGCAGATCACTGTGAAGCATTGAAAACTGAATGGTTGGATCTTGCTGGTAGTGCAACACCAAGAAATCTAAAACTTTTGGCCGATGCTAAATTAGTAAACTGGATCGATACCAAAGCTAACTGGGAGAAAGTCACATGGTTAAACTAGAAACAAGATACACCGCAGAATTCCGAGTTGAAGCGGATGGGAAGAAACTGGTGGGATATGCTGCCAAGTTTAGCCCTAATAGGTCTCAGGATCTAGGTGGATTTTTAGAACAGATTGACCCTAAAGCTTTCACCCGAACACTGGCACAGGGTGCAGATGTTCGCGCACTTATTAACCATGATCAGAACCTAATCCTAGGTAGGTCCACCAGTGGCACTCTTAATCTTTCCGTAGATTCTGAAGGGTTACTAGTAGAGATCACCCCACCAGATACTTCTTATGCAAGGGATCTTATGGTCTCGATGAGCAGAGGAGATGTTACCCAGATGTCATTCGCATTCATCACCAAGCAAGATAGCTGGGATAAAGAGGGTGATAAGAACATCCGAACCCTGCTTGATGTAGACCTTCATGATGTCAGCGCAGTAACCTATCCAGCCTACCTGAATACTGAAATAGGGCTAAGAAGTCTGTCAAGTTTTTTAGCACAAAAACAGGAGCAGGAATTAGAGATTCAAAGAAGAATAAATCTGGTAAGCCTGTTAAAAGTAAAATAATCTTGGTATCCCAAAAGTGATCTGATAGCATGATTTCATTACTCTTTCATGAGGATGGAACCATGGATAATAAAGATGCGCCTGTTTTGATTAACAATTGGTATGTTAGTGCTATTGCTGCCTGTCTAATTACTGGGCTAATTTTATTTCCGTGGCCCTCAGGTAACAAAAAAGCAGATAGTGTTGCCCAAGAAGCTACTAAAAATACCTTCTCAGAATTTGAAGCAGAATGGTTTAACAGGGATGATAGCTTCTTTAAGAAAGATCGTTTCAGAATTAGAAATAATACAAACCAAAATCTTAATGATGTTAGTGTAGAAGCAACTTTTTATAGAGATGATGGAGCAAAAGTTACCGAAAAAATATATCAGGGTAAATGGAAAAATAATGACAAAATCCAGTTTACTGTTGGGGCACATGAATACCAAAAAGAAACAATTAAAGGCACAGCAATGCGGGAAGATGGCAGTCCTGTCATCCTGACTGGCCAATGGTTTCTTGTTCCCAACTAACTATTAAAGCCATCCAACCACTAGCCCCTAGCTAATCCCTAGGGGCTTTTTTTTTTAATCATTCCCTACAGTTTGACACATTCCCAACCCATGTAAAAATGGGTGTAGCCCTGCAGTATTTACGCATGGTGGCCACCGGAGCATTCCGGCATGGTGCCACTGCGTTGAGCGGGCACCTTGAAGAAATCTTTTCAAGGAACAATACTTATGAGTATTTCAGAAATCAAAGCTTTGCAGCTTGATCGCATCGAGAAAGTCAACTCCATGGAAGCCATGGCAGTTCGAGCATTGACCCCAGAAGAGCAAACCAGCTTTGATAATCTTGCAGCATCTGTTGCAGATATCGATATCAGACTTGCCCTCTTAGAAGATGCTGCTGCTGGTAGTGCATCGATTCAACAAAATTCAGAAAAGTTGGAAGCTGTCAAACGCAGTGTAAGAAAATCTGCACCGATTACAGCACCCAACTTTGTTGCTGATCTTTCGGATAAAAAATCCAAGCGCACCAAAGCCAATGCAGTTCGTGGTTGGTTCCTTAGAGGTACCAGGGGTTTCAGGTCTGAATTTGCTGCAGCAGCAAATGAAATTGGCCTAGACCTTAATTCCAATGAACTTAACCTAGAAGCTCGTGCTCAAGGTGTTGGTTCTACTGGCATCGGTGGTGCCTTGGTTAATGATGAATTCTACGGCACACTAACCCAAGCTATGCGCGATTATAATGCAGTGCGCCAAGTGGCAACTGTAATCAGCACCAGCAATGGTTCAAACATCCAAATGCCATGCTTGGATGATACTTCCAATGCTGGAACCCTGATTGCTGAAAATGGTTCTATCTCTGAAGTAGCTTTGACTTTCACCAACAAAACCATGGCAGCCTATAAGTTTTCATCGGGTCAGGTTCTGACCAGTTATGAACTTATGCAAGATGCCTTGATTGATGTTGAAAGCCTTGTTGCAGAACAAGCTGGTATTAGAATTGGCCGGATTCAAGAAACCTTGTTTACCACTGGTACTGGATCATCCCAGCCCCAAGGTATTGTGGTTGGTTCTGCTGCAGGTAAAACTGCTGCTGCTACCAATGCCATCACTATCGATGACATCATTGATTTGGTGTTCTCTGTAGACCAGGCATATAAGACCACTGGAAATGTTGGTTTCATGTGTCACCCTTCTGTTTTGGCAGCCATTGCTAAACTGAAGGACACTAGCGGTACTCCTGTATTTTCCCAGAACTATTCTGGTGCAGAAGCAAGAGTGCCAACCATCATGGGTTATCCTGTGACCTTGAACAGCAACATGGCTTCCAGCCTATCTGCTGCTGGCAAAGTCCTGTTGTTTGGTGATTTCTCCAAATACTTTGTGCGTGATGTTGCAGGTGATGGTGGTATCACCATTGTTCGACAATCTGAAACCTATGCAACCTCTGGCCAAATTGGTTGGGTAGCTATCGCAAGGTCCAGTGGATTGTTGCTAACAGCTAATGCAACCACTTATAACCCTGTTAAACACCTAATCATGGCGGCTTCCTAATGCTAGTAACTATTTTAAAAAACCTGTCTGGATTGGGAAAATCATTCCAAGACAGACAGGTGGTTGATCTCCCTGATGATGTCGCTTCTGAGTGGTGCAGGATTGGTTATGCCAGCCCTGCATTACCAGCAGCAACTGAAAAGGCTAGTTCTAAAGTCATACCTGAGGTACGAAAAAATGGAAATCAAGGGTCGAACGCAGGTAGTGACACCACCGACAACCGAACCTCTGACACTGTCAGAACTAAAAAACCATCTAAGGATTGATGGTAGTTTTGATGATGCGCTTTTAAATAGCTGCATCACCAGTGCAAGGATGTACTTTGAAAGCCAGTGTGAAATATCCATAGCCAGTCAGACACTTCTGCTGGCTTTGGATTATTTCGATGACATCATTTATCTGCCTAAAGGCCCAGTCCAGTCTGTACAAGATATCAGTTACGCAGACTCAAAAAACATTGCTCAGGAAATGGATGACTGGATAGAAGACCTAGTGTCTAACCCTGCAAGAATTACCCCTGCCTTTGGAGATTCATGGCCAGCCACCGCAGAGGTAGTAAATGCTGTGGAGGTCAGTTATACCACAGGCTATGCCAATGCTAACCTAGTGCCTAAATTGCTGAAATCTGGGATGTTATTCTATGCTGCCCATCTGTATGAAAACCGATCAGCGGTCACAGACGGTGACCTTAAAGAAGTTCCTATGGCTGTGGAATCTATCATCCAACAGTACACCACAGGGATCTACCACTAATGCGCCCAGGACTATTGCAGTATAGGGTGGAGATTCAAACACCGACATCCACAAGGGATGCCATGGGTCAGCCTGTGATGAGTTGGACCACCTCCCAAACAAGGTGGGCAGGAATAATTCCACTGACATCGAGAGAAGGATTTTACGCTAAATCGGTCAGACCCGAACTTTCCCACCGGATCACCCTGAGATGGTTTACTGGTTTAGAGCATGGCCACCGGATCAAAATGGATGCGCGAATCTTTAACATTGCAAGCATCATTAATGTTGATGAAGGCGACCACACTTTGCAGGTGGACTGCGTGGAGCTGGTGAACTGATGAGCAAACTAGACCGATCCATCCTTTTTAAAAAAGGTCAAACCAAGATAGAAGGACTTGATCTGTTAATATCAAAATTTAGGGAATTAACTGGTGGCAAGGCTGATACCAAGTTGGTTTCGGCAATGCGCTATGCCCTGCAGCCCTTGCAGAAACAAGTCAAGGCGAATGCACCAAGGCTAAAGAGCAACAAAAATA